CCCGTGCGATTGAACGAATCCCCGGCGCACGCCGGCAAGGTTGGGGTTCAAGCGTCGCCCTCACCGTAATACGCATCCACGCGCCGTTTCACCTCGGGGTCCGTGAAGTAACCCGGGGGCACGATCTTACGGGAGAGGGTCACGCGGATCGGTATAGAGAAGACCTCGCGCAATGCCTCCTCCAACCCCTCAGGCGTCAGGGCGACGGGCAACGGCTGAGAGTTTGACAACTCAGAGTACTTCGTCACTTCACCGCCCTCAATTTAAGCGTCCCGGTGGGCTTCACCGGCATGGCAGGATCGTCGGGGCCGCCCCCGACCTCATTCCCTTCCCCCGCGCCGCCGAGCTGCGCTTTCGCGGATGCCATCAGTTCCTCGGGCGACGGGGCGAGTTCGGCCTTGGCCGCCTCGATGTCCTCGTCCTGAATGTTCGAGAACATGCCCGTCTGATTCGCCATCTGTTTCAACTCCTTCATGCCGCCTTGTTGCGTGAGGAGCTGCGCATCGTAGGCTTGCGTCACGGCGGTCGTCTTTTTGACCGCCACGTCCGCCTTCTCCCCGTCCGTCATTTTCCACAGCGGTCGGAACTTCAGCGCCCACACCTCGGGCGTGTCCCGACCCCAGAAAGAGCGGTATGCGACGCGGTAGAGAATATCGACGGGCGCGGCCATGTCGGTCGCCTGGTCGTTCGCTATCGACTCCTGATAATTGCGGATGTCCGCATCCCCCGTCGAGAACCCCGCGGGCGACTGACCAAAAAGCATCACGAGGGGCGTACGGGTGGCCCCTGCGAGTTGCTCTGCCTGCTGCGCCATGACCGCATCGAGCCCTGTGAATGTGTACGCATGCGCCTCGAACGAGTCATCCGCATCGATGACCGTGATGCCCTCATTCGTCTGGTTGTAGCGCATGATGGCGACTTGCTTCTGCACCGCCTTCTCCGCCTGGGCATTGCCCGCGAGAATCGTGCGCAGGTTCTTCATCTTGAGCGTGCGCAAATGCGCCTTGTACACGAGCTGCGCCACGCCCTGTGAGGTTGAGTCGAAGGCGAGCAGCCTGTCCCACAGACGCTCAAGCACTGACTGCGACCACAGATTCTCCGAAATCTTCTGCCAGTACGGCAGCCTCACGCCCTCGAACCGCAGCACGCGCGAGTAGTGAATGCGCATGCGGGGGATGCCCCCGGAATCCGCAACCGTGTCATAGAAGCGCGGCATGCCAAACATCGGGCCATACTCATCAACGAGATCCGAGAGCGAGGGCGTCACGACCCAACGGTCGAGAGGCAGCAGTCCCTTGAACTGTCCCTGGCGCAAGGTTTCGAGGCGCAGCGGCGTCGCGGGGTCCTGGTCCTCGATCATCATGAACGCGAGCGCCCCGCCGTACAGCCGCGCCCACTTTTGCGTCTGGCACAGCGCGCCCCACACTTGCAGAGCGGCGACGTGCTTCTCGAACTCCGCAATGCGGTCGGGAGCATCGTCCGTGATAATCTCCACGCCCTCCCGCGTCATGTCCTCCGCCCGCGTATCGACCGCTCGGCCGACGATCCACGAGCCTCGATACGCCCACTCGATCTGCTGCCGCACGCGCGTAATCGGGCGGAAGGCGTACATGCCCGCGTCGCCCTGGTTCCCCGAGCCCAAGCCCGTGTGCGTCATGTAGTTGACGAAGGAGTCTTGCGTTGCGAACGATTTCGCGGACTTCGCATCCTGCGTCTTCGCGCGACGGGCCGAGGGCTGCTTTGCTTTCACCTGATTTCACCGTCGATCGACCACACAGCGTCTTGCCTCAAGTCAGCTCCTTCATCACAAACGTCCGCTGCTCGATCCTGCGCCGTATCACATCAATCGCGATTTGTGGCAAGTCCGCCTGCCGCGCGATCACGATCTTCGATTCGTCCTCCTCATTCTTGAACTTCAGCCACGCCGCGAAGCGCACCTGCTCGACGCCCGTGAGCGCCTCGACACGGGGCTCTGCCGCGCGATTCGTGAACTTCGGCTCCAGCGATTTCAAGGACAAGTCCGTCACGCGCCCATCGCCCGAGACGTGCAGGGTTTTCGTCTGCATTTGCTCCGCGAGATCGTCCTTCGCGAGCGCCCCGAGTTCGTTGAGTCCGTATAGCAGCGCGGTCATGGGAGCTCCTCCTTCGTGATGACGGCAAAGTCAGTGCCCCAGGGCACCACCAGTATTCTTGCGTCGCTCAGCACCGCCTTCAACTGTTGAGCGAGCTGTGTCAGGTACTCTTGCGTCGCGTGCTTCGTCGTGCGCTCGCTCAACCGCATCACGAGGACTTCGTCCGGGCGCAACGCGAGCTTCGCCACCGTGAAGTCGTCCGGAATCGCAACCGTCGGGGGTATCGTGAGTTGCGCCTGCTCTTGTGCTGTCGCGTTCATGCCATCTCCGCAATCCGCATCCATGTCTCCTCCGTGCGCTGTGTGGGGTTGTAGACCATCATCACACCATCGGCAAGGTTCGGGGACTTCGTGCCTTTGGGCTGCTTATCGACTTTTAACTTGCCCACTTCATTGCGCACGTACTTGGGCTGCGAGAGTTCCATGGTAAGTTGCGTGAGTTCGGGCAATGTGCTATCGAGCGAAATGATTTCATCAGGATCGCACGGCATCCCCTCCACCACCCACCGATACGTGTTGCGGAACCGAATACGCAGCGCCCACCAGGATTGCGCCTTGAGGTTCAAAAAGTAGTCGCGATTGACACGCCCCTCCACCATCATCCCATCAGGATCGTACAGCCCCTCGACACTCGCACTGCCCCGGAACGAACACGCAATGACCAGGCGCTTCGATTCACTTTCGCGCATCGCATTGATGGCATTCACGTCGCCGCGCACGAGCGCGCCCATACCGTCTGCGTCGTAGTCGAAGGCACGGTATCCAAGGTCATCGCACAAGTTGACAGCACGCAGAGTGCTCTTGTACGTGTCGCTGCCCTTACCGCTCCACGACTCCGCGTGATTGACGAGAATGCCCTTGCGCCCAATAAAGGCATTCTTGTCAATTCCCTCGTCCGCAATGTCGAGCGCGCCGCGGGATTCGCCCGTGACCACGATCCCTAAGCGCGTGTGCGCGTCGATGGCGGCCTGTACCCAAGGGGACGGGATAAGCACCCCTTCCGACGACCCGAGATAGTTGATATCGATCTCTTGCGCAATCGCCACCGGATCGTCCGCTTTTTCACACTCCCGCTCGTACCACGCTTGCCCCTTGCGCGGATCGTCGCGCCAATGCAGCGTGAATATCGGCGTCTTGCCCGCGTGCCGGCGCTGCGCAAAGAGCGAGGCCATACCCTGCACAGAGGGCGTCGAGACATCGATGCGGCAATTCGTCGTGCCTAGCAACCCCGTTTCCGCCGTCTCGGGATGTTCCAGCCACGCCGCCTCATCGACGAAGTACAGCGTGGTGCGGTCGCCGCGGCCTATGCTGTCACCGATCTCCCCGGTTATCGCGCTGCCCGTGTCGGGGAACATGATGCGCATCTGCGGCGCGGTTTTCTTGTTCCACCCTGCACGCAGCTCGTGCGGCAGCCAGTCCATGAAAATACGTGCCTTCTCAAGGAGGGATTTTGGTTGCCCGAGTTCGTCCACATACTCCTGCTTGCGCGACCCGAACCCCACGATCATGCCCTTGTACGTTGTGCAGAGCGTACACGCGAGGCCAATCGCAAGCCACGAGACGCCCGAGTCCCGGGACTTCTCCGTCAAGCCCCGCTCTCGTGCGCGCCAACGCGCAATGGCCCAATCAACCCACTCCTCCTGTTTCGGGAACAGCACGAACGGAATGAACGCAGGGCGCCCGATGTCGAGGTTGCGAGGATCGAACGTCACGCCCCAGTCGATAATCATCTGGGCGGGGTGTCGAGCGTAATACTTAATCAGCGGCGCAAAACCCGGCGCCGACGCACGAATGCTGCGCAGATGATTCTCTCGGTGCCTGAACACCGCAGCGTAATCGGGGTTGTGCCAATCAAAGGCATAATTGAGCGGCATTAGACATCGTTACGCACGGGCATAGGCAACAAAGCGCGATAGGACATGGCGGCATCATCGTCGCTAATCATCGACGATGTATCGGGAGCGGGCATCATCTGGGCGATGAGGCGCGTATCGACTTTTTGGCGATACTTCGGGTTTGTGACGGAGGCAAACCACTTGCGTGTATCGATGCGCAGCTTGCGATGCTCGGTCATGTCAGCCGTTGTCGTTTCAATGCCGTTCGGCCCAGTCTTCACCTTGACTCCGATTTGCGGCGTATCGGCGATTTCTACTGATTCATCGGCGTAGGTGTCAGCTTGATCGAGCCTGGCGCGTGCGTAATTTGCAGCAAAGGTCGGCCGCTCGCGCATCCACTTATACACTGTGGGGAGGCACGGCATCGCGGGGTCCCGCGTAATCCGGTACAGGCTGGTTCCCTCAGCGAGCCTGGCGCAAATCAGGTCGGCTTTCTCGTCCGACCAATCACCAGCACCGGGTAATCGCTCGACCGGTGCCGGATTAGCTACTATCCCAACACCACGGGCCGGGTTTCCCTGGGCGCGCTGGCGTTCACCACGGTCTTTCTTGTGGCCACCTGGGCGCTTGGCTTTGTGAGTCATCTAGACGATTCCGAGGCTATTGATGTGGCCATTGACCTGGGTTGGGCTGTAATGGCCCCAAATAGAAAGCTTTTCATGTTCCCAACCGTGATCCAGTACTGGGCCGGCGAAACCCCCAGACACTTCGCCTTGTGCCTGGCCCAGACCTCCCACCACACATAGTGCAGGTGCATCGCATCCTTGAGCCCTGGTGGCATCACCTGATAGGCCCGATGAATGTCGAGTGAAATTCCTGTGTAAACTTCCGGCCAGGTTTGGTCGGGGTGCCCGTTAGGCCCCACTTTCATATTGTGCTGGCCCGCTCCTTCCCGCTCTTCGCGTATTTGAGCCAGTGTGCAGCGGATTTGCCCCAGACGCTCCCGCGGCATGATCCTGTCGCTTGAATTCACCTCGATGCCCAACATTATGCGCCGCTGGCGAGCCCAATCACGGCCCCAAATATCTACTTCATCGGGGCCATGTTTGCTCATTGTGCGGTGGAGACAATGTGGCCCTGCTGGGCAACAGCGGACCGCTCGTGGTTGATGTTGGGCAACACCAATTCGGAAATCCTTGTCAGCTATTGAAGCTAACTGTCAACAGGAATGACAACCAGGCCGGCATCTTAACACAAGTGCTTAACCGTGCCAAGATTCAACAGCGGCTGACGGGCCGCAGGCGCAGAGTATGGCCCATGGCCCAACATACCCAAGGATGACACGGAGAGGTATCTTCCTGCCACGTGGCAGCCCAACCCGGTATATCAGTAGCGATCCCCTATCACCAGCCGAACGGCGGGCCTCCCGTTCAGCGTTGCACTTCAGGCGGCCCTTGTGCAATGCCGCCCCGGATGGAGGGTGGAGGTGGATGGAGGTTCTCCCAGCCTTCTCCCCAGGTACGCGCGTCTAAAGACGAGAGCCGGGACAGGGGGTCCATCTGCCTCCACCACCAGCGGTTGAATGGCCCTCCGGACTCGGCGGGAGCTTTACTAGGCGCGGGTGGAGGCTCACTGTCAAGGTGGAGGTGCGGGTGGAGGCTCGAAGTTCCACCCCGATGACCACGCACATTCTACGGCTTGACGCAAGAACCGACCTATGCTACGCTGTGGATACCTGAGGTGGAGGCGCAATCAATGGCTACTAGTGGGGGTCGGCCGGCTATTCGAGTATACACGTTCTTGCGTTCGGTCGAGGCTCCGGGCCGCCGGATGGGGTCGACGGTCGCTAGGACCTTTCGAACACTCGAATTTGCTCGTCGGTACGCTTGGAAGCAGGTAGGCCGACATCCCGAGCTACTGGAGACGCGTGCCTTTCGCCGCATCGAGGGCCGCACCACCCAGTGGGAGCTTACGGTGAAAGGGGCCACACTCCTCGACTTATTCCCGCCCCCACCATCCGTGGCCCCCAAGCCTGTATCCGAGTTGCATCGCTGGCCGTGGGGAGAGGTGGACGACGGCCCGTTGGCCTCGATTCTGGACGAATTTTAGATGACCCCCGAGCAGCGTTTCTCGGCCACTGTCCGTAAAGCCATCCTGGGGGCCGGCGGAGACGTCGTCCAGCTGCTCGACGCGGGGGTTCCAGGGCCGTCGGACATCATCATCGAATGGTATACCAGGCGCGGCGATTATCGGGCGTCGTGGGTTGAGATCAAGGTTGATGCGCCGCTGCGGCCGGAGCAGCGCTGGTTCCTGCGAGACCGCTATGCTCGATTTGGCAATGCGTTTCTGGTGCGCCAGGATCTTAAGGCCCACAAGGTCTTCTTATGGCGCGGCTGCGATGTGCCGCTGTTCAGCGGCATGCCTAACCGGGCACAGGCGTTGTGGGAGGGTGGTCGATTCAATGCGGCGCAGGCACTACTCCACATGGCTGCCTGTAAACATACTTGTGCGGAATCTCGAACCGTGTTTTAATGGGGCTTCGGTCGAATTAACATATAGAGGATAGCAGTCATGAGCACCGCACGCATCACAACCGACAAGTATGGCAGGAACGTTGTTGCCAATGGTCGCAAATTTTTTCTTCCGCGTATCATCAAGATCGAGCCGGGCAAGGATTCGTATAGCTTCAACGTGACGCGCTCGTGCGGCACGATCTACGAAGTGTGGGGCGGCAAGGCTTCGGGCGGCCCCGCGAATCAGTGGTACATCGAGGGATTTCCGAGCGGGAAGCCGATTCATTGCACGGGCCTGGTCGACGCGCTCAAATTGTTGAACGGGATGTAAGCATGAAATATCGTGAATCGCTCGCGGATATCAAGGTGTAAATACTTGTGCGCGGTCTCGGGATGTGTTACAATTGATCCCAGGTCGATCAACACATAGAGGATAGCAAACATGGCGAACTACACAATCCTTATCGTTCTCTCTGACGGCACGCACCGCACCACCCGCTGGGACGGAGAAATGCCCAATACGATGATTCGCGACACGGTCCTGTCACAGATGGAGTACAATGACCCGAGCGTTTCCATCGAGCAGGTGGTCGTGGCGCTTGGCACGGAGGTTAAGGTTTATCCGGCGTCCGATCTTGCGGGCTGGTAAGACGAAACCGGCGTTCGCGCCGGTCTGCAGACCCTGGGCATCCTGCACTGACGAGTCAGCCCGAACATAGAGGAATAGACCAATGATTGCTGAACGTCGCATCGAGGCCGCCATCCTGGTGGCGCTGATCAACAACCTGTCCGCAGCCGGCTTCAAGCCCGCGGCGGTCTGCATCGACGGGGAGGGCGCGTACGTGCTGGCTCCCAAGGCCGACGGCTCTGACAACATCTTGTACGAGGATCTGCCGGCCGAGATCAGCAACCCGCTGACCGCGGCGCAGGTCGCCGACCTTATCTTCAACGTGTGGGACGTCGTGAGCCCGACCATCCACTTCACGCATCAGCACAAACTGACCTGGGGCCATGGCGTGATGGTGGTCCTGGGCAACGGTGAGGACTTCATCAGTGACTGGCACTGCGGCGATCCCGCGTTCGATGCAGTTGTGACTCAGGTGTCCGAGGCCGCGAGCGAGGGCGCATTCGACCCAGTGCTGTCTGGGTTGGGATTGTCGCCGCAGTTCGGCCCGCTGTAAACATAGAGGAGTAGACCAATGAACAAATATCTCAAGGACCTGGGACAACCTCACGACCGAAGCGGGCGTTTGCGAATCCATAAAGATGGTGCTGGATCGCCGGCCGACGATCGGGTTGCAGCCATGACACAAAAGTGTGTGGTTCCGGGCTGCACGGGGGAGTACAATCATGCGGGAGCCTGCAGTGCTGGTGTGGCGTTCGACCCGTTGACGGCCGGCCAGGGCGAGGGCTGGGGCCTGTTCACCACCGACGTGGACGAGAAGTGCCGGGCGCTTCAGAAGGACGACGAATCGGACCGGTTCGAGACCGATGCCGAGGCGATAGCCTACGTGCGGGCACGCGCTGACGCCGGATCAGCTTTGCACCAAGCTGCGCTCATTTGGGCTGATCTGTAAATACTTGTGTGCGACCTGGGGCCGTGTTATAATGGCTCCCGTCGATTTTATTCAACCATAGAGGATAGCAAACATGAAGAAAGAGAAGCAATTGAATTTGGCGCGGCATGACCTGCCGGCCGCCGTCTGCTACGTGTGCGGTGAGGAGGCCCCGGCGGCCGAACGCTGCACCAATGGTTACTGCCGGCGGTGCCATGCTGAGCACTGCACGCCCGGCGGGGCGACCTACCCGGGGCACGGCATCCGCGTCTACGCGGTCATCGGCCCCACTAACAACCGCGTCATCGTCCAGGCGGGTACGGTCGGGTTCTTCGACGTCGAGCCCGAGGTTTGGGAGGCGTTGCGCAAGACGCAGACCGGCGCCCAGACGTCCGCAGCACTGGCCGGCTCGCTGTTCGGCTGGCGCTGCCCCGGCGCGCGTAAAGAGAACTACACCGAGGACGGCGCGGCGATCTCACTGCGCGGGGTGCGGCGGTGATTTCGCGGCGCGCAGTCCGTGCATTCGCCCGGGTGTGGGGCCCGAAGTCCGAATCTTTCGCCATCGGTGCGGCGGCCGACGCCGGCTTTGACGGCGGCGAGTGGTCAGGGCCGGCCAACTCTTGCGCGGAGCAGGCCGAGTACCAGGCCACGGTCGCGATGGTCGCGTCCCGCTTTGGTGTGACCGCGGATCAGCTGGAGGAGGCAATTTACGCCGCTGCCGAGGCTGAGTTCTCCGCCCGGGTGCGGTCATGAGCCCGCTCTGGGCGTTCTGGCCCCCATTGCTCGTCGTGCCGCTGTAAATACTTGTGCGGCGGTGCGACCTGTGCTATAATGGCTCCCGTCGATTTTATTCAACCATAGAGGATAGCAAACATGAAGAAAGAGAAGCAATTGAATTTGGCGCGGCATGACATGAAACAAATGTGTGTGGTCCCGGGCTGCCCGGGCGAGTACAATCACGAGGGCGTGTGCGGCGGGGAGGCCCCGGCGGGGCAGCGCTGCACCAACGCCCAGACGTCCGCAGCACTGGAATGCCACATCGAATGTCATCGCCGCGAAATCCTCGGGATACTTACGCTGGCAGGAGGTGGCCTGTAGGGAGGCGCTGACGGCGGTCCGGGCTACCCACATAATTGTGTGTCAATCCTGGGCCATGTTTTAATGAGGTTTCGGGTTTTCAATATCTACATAGAGGATTTAAGACAATGAAGACAAAGATCACGGTAAATATGGACGGTGCGCTGTTTCAAGGCAAGCCGTGCGACGTCACCAGCGTCAGCCGGGGCTGGATCGGCATCATAGATAGCACCGGACGCGCCAAAAAGGTGCGCGCCACTGAAGTCACGACCGAAGTTGCGGCTGCGACCATCGCTGCGGGCGATGCCGTTGCCGACGCGGCGGAAGTGACCAAACCCGAAATTTTGATCCCCGGTATCAACGTTCAAACAAGGAGCAATACAATGGCAACCACAGTAAAGCGCGGCCGCCGTGCCCGCACCACTTCGCCCAAGGCCAACGGCAACGGCGCCGCTCAGCGCAAGCTGGGTGATTCCGAGTTCCGCAACTTTGAGAAGTACGAGCGGCACGAAACCGCATCGGGCAACATCTCGTTCGATAACGGTGACGCGGTGTCCACGAAGTTGCGCGGCCTCGATATCGGCGGCATTTACGACGTCGCGGCAGCCAAGCTTGGTGTGTCGGTACGGTCCCTCAAGGACAAATACTCGCACCTCAACATCGGCATGCAGCGCATGAACCTGGCTAACCGCATCCGTGGCGCGGCCAAGGCGAAGGACAAGGCGGCTTGAAGGTCGAAACCGGCGCCCGCGGCCGGTCTGCCCGTCATGCGGGCACTGACGAGACCTACATTTAAACTTAATAGAGGATATTTCAATCATGAAGACCGGAATTTCGCTAATCGACATGGCCACTCAACTTGAGGCTAACCGCAAGGTGGCTCGCGACTTTGTCGCCGACACCCGCAGACTCGAATTGGTGGCCGATGAACGCACGGCGCCCCGCCTGCTGATCCAGGACCAGGGCAGCTACGCACTCACCGGCACCGCCAAGCGCCAACTGGCGGACAAGCTGCAGATCCCCGCACCGTTCTATGATCGGCTGGAGACCAAGTACCCGGAGCAGTTGGCAAGCTTGGTTAACACCTTCTTCCAACGTGAGCCGGGTCAACACATGGTGCGCACCCTCCCCGGTACCGCCAGGGCGTTCCTGTCGAATGTCTATCGGCCGCTCGACAATTATGACCTGTTCGCCGAGATCTTCCCGTTGCTAAAAAAGGCGGGCGCGATCATCGAATCATCCAATCTCACCGAGACCAAGATGTACCTGAAAGTGCGCTGTCCGTGGCTCGACCGCGAATTGCCCGTCCCCGAGGGCCTGAAGATGGGCGTTGGGCACAACTTCTTCGTGCGCAAGGTCGAGGGATCGGTCACGATCTCGAACTCGGACGTCGGCCATGGTGGCATTTCAATTCTGCCCGGAATCTTCGAGAACCAGTGCACAAACTACGCGACGTTCAAGAGTGCGGGACTCACCAAGATTCACATCGGTAAGAAGACGGTGTCGGACGACCTGGTCATCGAGTACCTGTCGGATAAGACCAAGCAGCTCGACGACGCGGCATTCTGGTCCAAGGTCAAGGATAACGTGAATGCGATCATCGACGGTCGCGCCATGGACGGTATCGTCAAGCAGCTGAATGCGGCGCGGACTGACGTCATCGAGGTCAACCCCGCCGGAGTGGTTGAAGTGTTCGCGAAGCAGCAGCGCTTGACCGATGACGAGTCGGGCGGCCTGATGCGGCATTTCGTGGAATCGGGCGAGATGACCCGCTATGGCCTGCAGTGGGCGGTTACGCGCCTGGCGCAGGACGTAAAGGATTATGACCGGGCGAGCGAGTTTGAGCGGCTGGGCGGTCAGGTGATCGAGATGCCCAAGGCCGAATGGGCGCAGTTGCTCGAAGCTGCCTAGGAGCGCACGGGAAGGGTGCGGCACAGGGGCCGGCACATATGTGCCGGCCCCAACTTATGAAGCCCACGTTGAGCCTTCCGCTGCGCTCCGTCGTGTGTTCTAATGATGCCATACGGAGATAGAGGTGTTTCCCCATGGCGTTGGTCTATCCAGTCCATCGTGATCAGTTGCGCATCATAAAAAGAGCACTGACCGCATCGTTCGAGAAGTTGAAAAGGGTGCATTCAGACGAAGCACCTACGCAAGACTTTATCCAGGTATGCGAGGCCCTGTCGGCACTGTCGGACATCGAAGAGTCAGGCTTGAGCGCGCATGTCAGCAAAATTGGCCGCTGACGCGGCATCACACCCGGTCCTTGAGCAGGCACTGTGGCTCGCCGAGCAAGGGATCTTTGTAAATACGGTACAACCAAACTCAAAGGCGTTGGTGAAGGGCGGGGCGGTGATGGCAAATGCCACGCGGGACCCCGCTGTGATCCGGGCGGTGTTCAAGAATCCGTCGCTCAACCTGGGCGTCGTCCCTGGTCCGCAGTCGGGAATCTTTGTCGTAGACGTAGACACCAAGAATAAATCGCGTGGAATGGACGCCATGCGTGTTCTTGAAAAAGCTTGCGGAAGGATGGAGCCTACGCTGCTGGAGACTACGCCGTCCGGCGGGTTGCACTACTTCTACAGACTAACCGAGGGGCTGGACGTCCCCAACGGTAAGCTCGACATCGACGGCATCTTGGGTGTCGAACTCTTCGGCCGGCCCCACAATCTTGTGACCGCGCCGTCCGTGATCGATGGTAAGCATTATACTATCATTGAGCGCCGTCCTATCGTAGAAATGCCACGGCCGATGCTGGAGTACGTGCTTGCCCATGTTGTCAAAGGCGCGAAGGCAAAAGGCCCGATAACAGAGGAGCGCAACAACCGCATGTATCGGGAGGCGTGCCGACTGCGGCGCTTCAACACCCCCGAGGACGAGGCGTGGCAAAAACTGCTCGCGACCAATAACACGCTGTGCATGCCACCACTGTCCGAACATGAACTCAAAAAGGCGTTTCGTTCAGCTTGGAATCACTCGCCGTCGTACGAGATGACCGAACTTGGTAATTCTGAGCGTTTCTCGGATCACCACGGTGAAAATATGAAATATGTGCGTGACACCAAGAACTGGCTGCACTGGGACGAGCTGTGCTGGGTGGAAGATCGCACTGACCGCGCCATGCACCTGATGAAGCTGGAAATGCGCCGCATGTTGCATGAGGCGCGCGAGATCCCAAATGAGGAGTTCCGCAAGCCCGCGGTCATGTGGGCCAAAAAAAGTGAGGCGCGCAATGTCATGCAACATTCGCTGTCGCTGGTGCCGAGCGAGCGTGGAACGATGGTAAGCATGGACGACTTGGACCCGGACCCATGGCTTGTCGCCACTAAGAATGTGGTACTGGACCTGCGTACCGGGCGGCCGGTGCCGGCGACCCGTGAGCAGCTGATCACGAAGCGATTCGACGTGACACATGATCCCGCGGCCCAGTGCCCGACATTCTTGAAGTTCATCGAACAGATCCTGCCGAGTGAGGCCGTGCGCGAGTTTATTAAGCGGTATTTCGGCTACGCCATGACCGGCGACACGCGCGAGCAATGTATGGTGATTTGCTGGGGCACCGGGGCCAATGGTAAGACCACGCTCTTAAACACATTCCTTAACCTGTGGGGCGAGTACGGCCGCACCACTCCGGCTACCACATGGGTGCAGTCGAAAGACCCATCCAAGATCAGGAACGACCTGGCATCTCTCGCCGGCCGGCGGCTCGTGATCAGCTCCGAATTTGAGCAGAACCAGCACATGGCGGCGAGCCTGCTCAAGGGAGCCACTGGACAGGAGAAGCAATCAGTACGGTTTCTGTTTAATGAATATTTCGAGATGACGCCACTGTTCAAGGTGGCCTTTGCGGCCAACCATATCCCACTCATCGATGGTAGTGACAGCGCGTTAGTACGACGGCTGCGGCTGGTGGAGTTCGGGCGCGTGATCCCGGAGGAAGCGCGCGACAAGATCCTGCCTGAGAAGCTAAAGTCCGAGGCATCGGGAATCTTGAACTGGTTGCTGGACGGCTGCCAGGCGTGGCTCAACGATGGGTTATCGTACCCGGAGGAGGTGCGCAGAAGCACCAATGAGTATGCGGAGTCCAACGACAGCCTGGGCCAGTTCATCGAGGACCGCTGCGAGGTGGACGGCGCGTACGACTGCACTTCCAAGGCGCTCTATGCGGCGTACATGGCGTGGTGCGCGCAGCAAAGTTCCCGGCCGGTCTCAACCGCGCGCTTTAAGCGGGCGCTCAATGACCGCGGCTACGCTAGCATTAAGACCAAGAGCAGCAATAAGTTTATCGGCATTCGGCCGGCACTGCAGCACGAAGTCACACAATATTCGCAGGTGGAATACTGATGGGCACGATCCGCTACGACGCTTCGAAAAATAGGTTTCTGATCACGGCGCCGCCTCAACAAGTGGGGACTGTGATGCGTCTCCCGATGCGGCGCTTCATGCAAAAACTCAATGTGTGGATAGCGCCGGCCACGCGGCTTAATTGTGAAACAATGCTGGAGACCATGGGGGCTTGGGAGTGGGACGGGGGTGCGCGCGAGATCGCACAATCTACGCAGATCCACGATGAGGCCAAGCGTGCGTGGCCCACTTGGTACAAGTACGGTGGTCCTGCGCCATATAGACATCAGCGTGAAGCGGCAGCGCTCGCATATGCATATGACGAATTTTTCCTGTCCATGGAGCCCGGAACGGCTAAGACGAAGGTCGCTATTGATGTAGCGTGCGCACACAGGCTTCATCAATATATTGAGAGCTGCGTGATCATATGTCCCCTGTCTGTAGCGCGGACCTGGGAGGACGAACTTAAAACCCATTGCCCGCTGCCGTACGTGGTGGCGCAAGGGTCGTCAAAGTTTACCGACATAGTTGTTAAACCTGAACAGATCGGGTTCGTAATATTCGGTGTCGAGTCATTCTCCCAGGGCAAGGCGGCGCAAGTGCTGCTGGAGTGGGGCCACCACCACAAGTTCATGTTGGTGATGGATGAATCGCACTATATAAAGACACACAATTCTATAAGAACCAAAAAGATCATCGAGATCGGCCGGCAGGCGCGGGTTCGATTGTGTCTCACGGGCACGCAGATCACTAAAGATCTGATTGATCTGTACTCACAGTACGAGTTCCTAAACACATCTATCATCGGGGTGGGCGATTTCTATGCCTATCGTAACCGCTACGCCGTCATGGGCGGATTTAAGAACAAGAAGGTTGTCGGCTATGATAACGTGGATGAACTCATGGGGTTCTTGCGGCCGTATACTTATTCAATCACCAAAGCTGAATGCCTTGATTTACCCCCCAAGGTGTACACCCGCCGATATCTTGATTTGGACCCGGCGCACCGTCTGATGTATGATAGGTTGCGCGGCAACCAAATCGAAGAATTGCCGTTGAAAAATGTGTTGGTGAAGATGCTTCGCTCGCGCCAGTTGGTCGGTGGTTTTTTGCCTAATGAAGATGGCGACAGTCAGATGCAGGTGGCTCCGGGGAAGAATGCCAAACTGCAGGCCCTGCTGGCCGAGGTGGAGTCGATCTCGGGAAGCATCATCATCTTTGCGCAATGGTTGCCGGAGATAGGGCTGATCAGGAAACATTTACCAGAAGACCAAGTGCTCGTATTTACGGGGGCGACGGACCCCGACGCGCGCCAAGTCATGATCCATGAGTTCCAGGCCGGCTCAAAGCGCTTTTTCCTATCTACGATTCAAGCCGGTGGCGTCGGAATAACACTTACTGCTGCGACCGCCGTACTTTATTATTCGTGTACGGACAGTTATGCGGCGCGTGTCCAAAGCGAGGACCGTGCTCATCGCAGCGGACTCAAACACTCCGTGCTGTATGTCGATTTTATAGTGAATGATTCGGTAGAAGAAACATTGATGGCGGCCTACGAGGCCAAACAGTCGCTGGCAGACTTCGTGCGTGATCAGATGGAATTTGGGAGGGAGGTGACACTGTGAAGCGTTCACCGCACCGCCGATCTTGGTGCAACAGGGGTTTAGCCATCATGTCGCACCAAGATTGAGTATGGCGTGCGAGCCCAAGCTGTGGTATCATAACGGATGTGGGCGGCCTATGATAGAGGAGAGCGAGTTGATGAAGACTACTGTGGAACCTGCGGCATCCGTATCCAAGGTTTGGATCATGGACACCAATGCGTTCGATTATTCGCCGGCCGAAGCGTTTGGCGAGATTGTGACGCTGCGCACCCCCAATTTTGCGGCCGGCGCAGGCAACGA